GCCGTTACTAGCGTAGACGATCTGACCAGTATCATTTGCGTCTTGATCACCAAAGGCTATTGTTGAATTGTATAGGCTCCCAGCCGTTATAAGAACTTGAGAATTACCACTGTTATTTGCAACTCTAAGTGGATAGCCACTTACTCCAGTAGTAGTTCCTATGTTTACCCTGCCTGATGAATCAACAGTGATTGCAGTACTAGACGCATTATCATCAATGCCAGTTGAGGTAAATGTGGTAAACGTACCAGCAGCCGCACTTGAACCGCCAATTGTAGTACCGTCAATGTTACCACCATCAATATCTACAGCGTCAATATAACCAGTGCCATCAATGTACAGATCTTTAAACTGAAGTCCTGAAGTTCCTATATCAAGTGTATTGGTAGTCTTCGGTTTTATTTCAGTGGCTGAAACTACAAAGTCTTGTACAGGACCAACAACAGTAACAGGAGCACCCTCATCTGCAGTGCCATCATGTGTATGTCCTGTAGTCTCTACAAATGCAGCTTCAATTGCATCAAACTCACCATCAAGGTCTGACGCATTAATAACGTTGCCATCAGCAATATTATTTGAAGTATCGTTACGAGTATATCCTGTACCCATTATCTATTTCCTTTTGTTTATCTGCGTCCGTAAGTAGCGTATTCAAACGTAAGAGCATCGAGAGAATAAGGGGGATTTGTAGATTCTGATGTAAAAACAAGTGATACAGTAAATCCAGAACCTATCAACTGGCTATCAAACAAACGTTGAATAGTTCCCCCATATGTATCAGTTCCATACTCTGACTCTCCATAAAAAGCAGGAACGTCTGAACCACTTGTGTTATCGAATGTAATTGTTTCAGGTTGAATTATGTCTTCCTCATCAAAGTCAAACTTTAGGGCTAAGTCTGCAGAAAAACTTCCTTGAGGATCAGTGTACAAAAACATCTTATAAAAGGTTTTTCTAACACGAGGATCATTTATAGGCATAAATGGTGTTGAGAAGCTAGCAGGAATATTTGCTCCGTTGAAGTTATTTCCTGATTCCATTTCATATAGATACCCATCATCATGCCCAAACGCTATTGTTTCTGTAGAAGCATTGTAATTACTATCTGAAACATAAGCCTTGATACCTCTAAGCTCTGCCCACTGCATTCCTTGTTGGGTTTGAGTTGCAAGAATTCCTCGTGAGGAATCTACATTGTAGTTTGCATTGTAGCCTAAAAGCCTATATTGACTTTTTTCTCTGATTACAACACTGGAGAAAGATGCGCTTCTAGTAATTAATTGCGTAACTTCTGATTGAATTGGCTTTGAAATTACTGCTACAGAAAAATCTCCAAATTGATCAGTAGTGGTTAAAGAACGTAAACCATCAGGTCCAAGGAATATTATATCTGCACCTACCTCTTGAATAGTGTCTTCTTCTACACATCCAATATCCATAGTAATAGGTTGTAAATTAAAATCTGCAATTGTATTTCCTACTAGCCTTGTAATTCTACGCTCACTGAAAATAATAAGTTGATTGCGAAACACTATTAGCCCTGTAATTGTATTTCCAACATTAATACTCCCTGCGCCATTTGCAGCACTAAAATCATTGTCTGTGTAGGGTGCAGTAAATGTTAATGTAGACCCTTTACCAAAAAATATTTGATTTTTAAAATTAACAACAAATGTTGAACTTGTTACATCTGCAGGAGCAGTATCAAGAACTGTAAAGGTAGCGGAGTCATAAATAGCAGGATTGCTAGCCCCATCTACCATAACAATCTTTTCTGTACCATCAAAATTATAACGAGCAAATCTTGTTTTAACAGCACCCTCACGGCTAGTTGATAAAAAAGTAATTGCGGCATTGTCTGCAGGGCTGCTGTCTAAAGCAGGATTTATACTCAAGGTTGCTCCACCGGAAGATACAGTAGCATCAGCAGTCACAGTATAAACTAAGTCAACGCTATCAATTTTAAATACATCTCCTGCCTGGGGTGCAGAAGTCAATCCATCAACTATAAGGCTAGTACCCGTTTGGCTACCCCCATTTACAAGAACTGTTCCGTAAGAGGGAACATTAAGATGAGTGTATCCAGAACCTGTAGTCTTAAACAGATCATCATTTCTAGCAACGATTACCATGTCTTCCCAAGATGCAACACCATTTAGAAGATAGTTTGATGTTGTGCTAGCAAATGTCACCGCTGCAGCATTTGCAGGGCTAGAGTCAAGACTTGTTGTTAGTGTGAGTGTTGCTCTGTTATTAGTAGCATCATAAGTTACACCCCCACTATCAATTGTATAAGTTCCTGATACTCCTGTAATAGTAAGAGTGTCTCCAACTTCAGGAGTGGTATGTATATTTCCTATTATAAGGTTAGTACCTGTCTGGCTTGCTCCATGCACCACAGGAGCACCATAAGGAGGAACTAAATTGGTATCATATTTAGCAAATCCTTCAATTCTACGATAACCACCCTCAATGGAAGGTTCAAAGTTACGCAAAATTCTTGCACTACCAGGAGCTTGCACTCCATGCTGCAAAGGAGAAAGATTAGTAACCAAACCACCGTTAAATTCTACGGCATGTGTCTGCCAACGATCAGGCATTAAACGGCTCTCACATAAATATTTTCATTTACAAGCAAAGTTCTCATTTGCTTAATTCCTTGATCAAACTTCTGTTGAGATACAGTAGCCATCTCAATATTGTCACGAAACATATAGGCGTAGTACATTGCACCATCTGTGATTACAAATCTAAATCTTTCGGGAACTGTAGGAACATCTGTGTACAGTGAAAGATCTACAGGAAATGTAAAAAATTCATAATCAACCTGATATGCTTTGTCTGGTAAAGGCACAATTCCAAATTCATTGTTTTGAGTGCGGAATATTTTTTCAGGCACTCCCCCTTTTGTTGCATCAGATTCATCCTCTTGATCTATGTAGCGATCTACATACTCATCATAAGTAATTTGCTTTAGTCGAACTGCAGAGCCTAGTTCAAGAGTTGTATTTCTTCTTACACGAAAAGTATCAAAGTCAACGTACTTAGCTTCTGCAGGTATTGCGTAGCGAGTAACCCCTGCCTCAAGAGTTTGCTCTTCACTGTTCCAGTTAAAGGGCCAACAAAAGTGAGATTGATTTATGTGGCGAATGGAAGAATTTACTGCTTCCTTGATCGCAGAGTAAAACCCTGTAGCAGTTGAAAAGTTACTGCTGGTGAGAGGTGTCTCATTTAGCCGTACAGCAACGTCATTTGTTAGTCCAAGAAAATTATATGCCATGCTACCTGTCTCTCACTTTTAGCTTAACTGAGCGTTTTGAAGTGCTTCCTGTGCTATCTATTATTGTGCAAAAAAATGTGTATTCACGATTTGCAACACCACCGCCTATGTTTATCGTAGCAACAGTATTAGTATTTGTTTGGCTAACATTTTGTATGCTATCCGTTGTTGCAGAGCTAGAGGCAGTTGTAAGAGTTTGTCCTGAAGCAAGAGTAGTCTCAGTGCTGTAGGCAGTAGTGGTTACTGACCAAGTTACACTGCTAATGGTAGCAGTATCTAAATAGCGCGACCAATCTACGCTGTAATCAAGAGTCTCATCAGGATCTTTGAAGGGCCATCTAAAAGCCATGTTTGTTACTCCACCTGTATTGTTCTTTCCGCATCAGTGGGAAGTCTATGAATTTCTACTATCCTACGTTCACTCAACACTGAAACTGTTCTACTAAAAGCATTCCCAATATCATCTATGTTTACAATTCTAGGATCAAGAATTACATGAATTGTCCGTTCATACTGAGTCATTATGCAGCTATTCTATGTATAGTAACTGTTCTTTTCTTGTTGTACTGCTCTTTCACAGCTTCAAAGTTAAAGACTACTGCATTCTGAGTTGTTGTTCCTATTGCACCTGTTGCTGATGCGCTTGCTAAACTCTTTAATGTATGAACAGTAACAGTTGCTACAGATCCAGTTGCAGACACGCTACCAAGGGCTTCAGTAGGTTTATCCTCAACCTCACCAATCTCACCAGTTGCAGATACTGCATCAACAATAAGAAGAGAGTCTGCATGAGGTATGATAGTTCCAAGAGATCCAGTTGCAGATACTGAATTGAGAACTTCATCAATGTTCACTGTAACTGTAGCTACAGCACCAGTTGCCTCTACCCCTGTAGTTACACGTTCAGTGATGTCAATTTCAAAGCCACCAGCAACAACCGCTTGAATTGCACCTGTAGCAGAAACGGAACCTAATGGCTCAGAGACATTTTTAGTAACAGTGTTTACTGCACCTGTAGCTGAAACACCTGTTAAAGTTACCTTAATAAAGGCATTTACTGTACCTATAGCCCCTGTAGCAGAGACTGAATTAAGAATTTCAGTTGGTTTATCTTCAACTGTTCCAATTGCACCTGTAGCAGAAACCCCTGTAAGAGTAGCAGTTAGATTAACTACTCCGTATTCAGAAGTTCCGTAAAGACCAGAACCGTATCGTGCTGAAGATGCTATTACAGCCATAGATTACGCTATTCTTATTACCGCCGTTGATGCTCCCGCTGCAGGAAACTCAATTGTTAAGTCACCAGCAGTAGCGGAAACTGTTCCTCCAAAGTCAATTGTGCAAATAGCTTTATTGCTTTGGCTTGCATTATAAATAATACAACCGTCTGCAGAGACGGTGACATTTGAAAAGACTTCATCTGTAAAGTCTACATACGCTGTAGTACCTGAAGTAGCAATGGTAGCACCATCAAGAACCTGTCCTCCTGCAGAGTAACCTGTTCCAGATGCTTCATCACTATTGCCAGTTACATCAGAGTAATTTGTAGTAGCTGCTCCATAAGTACCAGAAGGGCTAGCTTTAATGAGAGCAAGCTTAATGCTATCCGTATCTAAATCGTGAGTACCCCCAAGTAATTCAGATTTAAATGTGGTACACATTGCAGTAGTGATTGCCATCACTTATCTCCTTTATATTGCATTGCGTTTTTCAATAGCAGGTCCAAAGTTCACACCCGATTGTAAAACACACCCTAATTCTGGCGCATCAAGAGGTGAAAAAAGTAGGGTGAACGTTTTAGTTTGTGGACCCACATACATTCTAAAGGGTTCACCCGATGTTAAATTTCCTACAGCAAACAAGACTTCTTGGTGTTGATCTACAAGTGATTCATGCATAGTGTCTAATGATCCGCATGGAACTTGAGCAAATGCATGAGAACTTATTAGTAAAGATGCTGCAAGAAAAAATGTCTTCATTAGTTTACTTTTATACTCTTCTCCTTCTTCTCTTCTGGTATCTCTTGTTTGAGATCAATCGAGAGAATCCCGTCTTCCATCTTAGCATCAAGTACATTCATGTAATCTGCTAACTTAAATGAAGTTGAGAAGTTTCGCTCTGCAATGCCTCTCCATAAAAAATCTTTTTCATTATCAGCCTTGGGCATAGTTCCTCGTACAGAGAGTAAGTTATCCTTTAGCTTTACTTCTACGAAGTCTTTGCTGAAGCCAGCAACTGCAAACGTTAATTTGTAAGTTCCCTCTTCCGTTTTTTCTATGTTGTAAGGGGGAAATGTTGGAATCTTTGCTAAGTTATTTAGCACTTGGTCAAACCCCACTGTGAGGGCGTTTAACGGTGAAAAGTCTAGTCTTGTCATAATGTTCTCCTTAATAAGCAAGAAAGAGCTAACCCATGTAGGCGTTAGCAAAGTGAAGGGGGGCCACGAAGACCCCCCAAGCACCAGTATTAGTAAGTGTGAATCTGCTTTTCAGTCTTACCAGAAATGTCGGCAAGAATGACATAAACACGAAGCACACCAACTGTGGGATTACCTGTGCAGGTAATTTTAACATCAATGGTGTCACTAGCTGTAACACGGTTGTTGAACGTAGCAACTCCCGTGTAATCAACGTGACCATTCGTACCAGCGGCTAAATAGCCAGTAGCAGAAAGATCACCACCATCAACAAAGTCATCGCCAGCGGCAACGTCAATATCAGCCACAGGGGTAGTTGCGTCAAAAGCCGTGATAACTTCCGCACCACAGTGCAGGATGTAGCATTCCGCAGGAAGATCAATTACCTGAAAAACATCGCCCGTTGATACTGACGCAACAGTGCCATCAGCAATCAACTTCGCAATATCAATGGTAGCTTCCATAACGGAAACTGCAGGAAGGCGAGAGGGCATAGATGAACCAGTACCCTGTCCACCAGTAAGATCAACAGTAGCCATAGTTATGTCCTCCTATTAGCTGTAGTCTACTATGCCAAGGACCAAGGCTTCAGGACGAAGCACTTTGCGACCAAAGACATGCAAACCACGAACGATATCGCTGAACGAATCAGGATCTCTGATAGCTTCCGTTTTCGCAATTTGCGAAGCAGTAGCCGTAGAGGACAGATGACCAGCAAGAACAACGTTCTCACCTGTACCAACGCCCGAAACAGAAACCTGATCATCATCAGTGATATCCGCACTTTGATTGAGAGCATTCGACTTATAAAGCGTGAAGCCCATAATCTTTTGATTTGTAACAAGACCGTTACGCAATGGGGAAACCGCATCGCCAGTTACCTGGACTTCAACGATTTTAGCACCCGCTTTGTAAAGGTTCTCATACACACGAGGTGGTGCAACAAACCAACGACCCTCTTCAGGAACGTCTTGCTCATCGAGCTTACGAGCCATAAGAGCCATGAGGTTTACAACATCATCACCTGCGTCTGTACCAGTTACAGTAACAGGAGTACCAGAAGTACCCAAGTTGGAATCCGTAGCAACGGACCCAGAAGCACCTTTGATACCAGCATTGTCAATCATGTTCTGAAGAACATTCTTGTCATAGTTACGCTTCAGAGCATATGCACCTGAAGAAGTTGACAGAGCCTCAAAATTAACATGAGACTGTCGCTCTTCAATGTCATCTACTTTAAACGCAAACGCATTCGCCTGATCTACAGTCAACTGGATTTCATCGTCTGTGAGGTCTTGCGGAGTAACCACAGAACCACGAGCATACGCTGAAATGGTGATGTTTGGTTCTTTAATGATGCGAACCGTGTCACCAAAATTCTCAATTTCACCCGCATAATCGGTGTTCGTTATGTCTTCTGCCACCGATGCTCGACGGAAAAACTTGAGAACTTTTTGGCTATAGATTTCGGCTTGGAAATTACCATTCGGTAAGCTGCCATACCCAGCAGCAGTGGAAATAGCCATTATTCAAGCTCCTTATCCATTAACGATACGTCCTTCTATACGAGCCTGATCTAGTTCCTTTTCGTATCTATCAAACTCGCTAGGTTTTAAACGGCGTATCTCTGAGGTGGTCCATACCTTTTTGTTAGCATTGGCATTTGTTGCAATGTTTACAGCAGTTGTTTTAGTAACAGCTTCTGCAGCCGCTGCATTGCCTTGCTTTCTAGGACGACCACGTTTAGTTGTGCCAATGTCGGCTTTGTACAAATCAAGAACTCGTGAAGCCCACTTAACGTCTGTGCTATTTTTCAAAATACCATCCGCTATGCTAGGTGGCTGCAGCTTGATCCATTCCTTGAACTCTTCAGACTTTTTGACTTCAGGGAAATCATTGTGCAGGGCAAGCAATTCTTGGTAAGCACTCTTAGCCTTTAGTTTCTCTTCTTGCTGATTGAGACGACTAACCTCTGCACGAAGTTCTTCAATCTCTTTTGCAGCACCACGAGTACTAAGGGCCTCAACTACGTTGTAAACGTCAGGATAACTTTCTTTGAAAGATTCGATGTCATCTTCACTAATAGTGGGCTGAGAGTTTTGAGAAACCAAAGCGTCCTTTTCTTCTTTCCACTCATGCAGCTTGGCATCGTAATGTTTCTTGAGATCATCATAACGTTTCTTGTAGTCATGCTCTTCTGTCTTCACTTCAGATTTCTCTTCAGCTTCACCAGAAATGGTTTCGTCTTGCATGAACGTTGTGTCTTCCTCTAGGGTAGCCTCTTCAGGAGCTTCATCTCTGTAAACATCAGCTCTGTACGCACCTTTGTAGGGGCCTAGATTTTCTTGTTCTACTTCTTGTACTTGTTCTACCATTTTTCCTCCTTGCGGGGCCGTGGGACGGGTAGCCGCTTATTATTGGTAGTGTCTAACGCAGGGCCGTAAAACGGGTAGCTGCGTATTCGGAAAGCTAATTAGGTCTGTTTGGATCTTCAAATGTTGAAGCACCTGTAGCTTTTCCAGAATAGGGAAATGGAATGCTTTCTATAGCACTCCTAATATCTTCCTCATTGCTATCAAGAGGTATTTCGATAGAGGGGGAGGGTTTGTTAAACTCTTTCATTGTTTTTTTAACGTATATAACATTTTCTTTATCAACAGGGCTTCTATGCCAATTTTTAAATATTGTAGCAGGATCTGTTATTTTACCTTTGTCAGTTGAAATAGAAAGACTATAATCTAACAACAAAGGATAAAACTTTTTATGTGTTTCTAAAGGGATATACCCAGGGCCACCTCCTTTTACTAAAGGCCCTAGCTCTTTAGTAAGCTTTGGATCATGCTTTCCGTCTCTATATATTTTACTATACCTTTGCATATTGATGTTATCATCAGTTTGCTGTTTAAAATCATCAACGTATTTTTTAAATTCTGGACTAAATTCTTTTGAATATCGGCGAACTACATCATCAACCAAGCCTCCAGTAATTTGATGAGGACCAAAGGCTCCAGACTTGGCTGACCTAGAATGTATGTATCTTTTGTCTTCAGGGGTATTTGGCCCTGTTTCTACTTTTTTTATAGAATCTAATATTTTATTAGTATTAATTGGACCGCCATTGCTCATTCCGATTCGTTTACCTAAAGCAGCTTGCATTTCAGCTTGTGGGTCTTGAGGCTGTTGTTCTTTTTGCTCTTCTAACTTCTTTTCCGTTTCAGGTTTGCCACGATTGTTAATTTTTTCTAATAAATCATATCCAATCTCTTCGGCAAGTTCTGGAGGTATATACATTTCTCCATTAGAGACTGCTATACGGGCTTCCCCATTTACTTGCTTTTGAGGATTTGTTATTGAAGCCAATTCAATTTTTATTCCTGTTCTCTCTTCTAAAGATTCTATATTAGGTTTGAGTATTCTCTCTATAAAATCTCTGTATCCCTGACGCTTTATTGCTGCCGCATTAACTATGAAAGAGTTATTTTTTGCTTCAAGAGGTATGTCATCAGCAACCCCAGAGTCACTCTTACCCTCTACATTGAGCATACCTGCTGTTTTATTTTGTACTGGTTCTGTAGGTTGATCTCCAAGTGCCATGCCCTCACGTTGCGCTTCTTGTAATAAAGTATCTCTTCCATCTTCAGGAGAATTGTTTGGAGTAGTCATCTCTTCACCTGTGTCAGGGTCCCACCTTTTGTTTTCCATAGGTTGATCAACTTCAACTCCAGGTGGCATGTAGTCTATGGAATCTTCGCGCCTCATGGGTTCATCAATTGAAGTAGGAAATTGCACTCCAACAGTAG